GGAATGGTTCTAATGAGTGACTATATCGCGCCCAAAACACAAACCGCAATAGACCCCCTGATCCTGTTGTCCGAAGCCGCCGCCGCGTACGAAACCGTCAAGGCCGGCCGCAAAGCCGCCGCGAAGACCGCCCGCGCCAACCGGTACAAATACCGGGAGATCGCCGAAGCGCTCAACGTCAGCGTGAACCGCGCCTGGACCCTCGTCAACGAAGACGCCGAGGATGCGGCATGAGCGCCCCGAAGCTCCTGGATCTGTTCTGCGGGGCAGGCGGCGCCGGCAAGGGCTACCAGGACGCCGGCTTCAGCGTCTACGGCGTGGACATCGAGCCGCAAAAGGACTACCCCGGAGCTTTCCACCTGGGGGACGCGGTTAGCGTCCTGTCAACTCTGATCGGCGGCGGGTCCGTCGCGTTCACCCACCCCGACGGCCGGGTTGAACACGTCACCATGGCGGATTTCGTCGCGGCCCATGCCTCTCCGCCGTGCCAGGCATCCTCGGCGCTGAGCAAGGGCACGAACAAGGGCCGCGAATACCTCAACCTCATCCCCGCGACCCGGGCGCTCCTGGCGCTGCAGTCCAAGCCGTCCATTATTGAGAACGTCCAGGGTTCGGACCTGCGCCGCGACCTGACGCTCTGCGGGGAAATGTTCGGCCTCGCCGTCATCCGGCACCGCTACTTCGAGCTCGGCGGCTGGGCGGCGATCGCCCCGGCGCACAAACCGCACCGCGGCCGGGTCGCCGGGTACCGTCACGGCGAATGGTTCACCGGGCCCTACTTCGCCGTGTACGGGGAAGGCGGAGGCAAGGGCACCGTCGCGCAGTGGCAGGCCGCCATGGGCATCGACTGGACGGCGAACCGGAAGTCCATCGCCGAAGCGATACCGCCAAAATACTCCGAGTTCATCGGACGCCAGTTATTGGCGCTCCTGGATACGCAGGAATTCATGGCGAGCATGAAGGAGTGGGCGGCATGATCTTCCCGAACGAGAAGTGCCAGGCACTCTATGACGGATGGCTGGGCTACCAGACGCCATACCGCGGATGGGTCCACCAGGGCCCGGCTAAGATGTCCGTCGACTCCTACCACGCTAAGGCGGCCGAACGGAACGCGCTGGTCAAGGGCCAGCTTGATTCGATTATGGCCTCATGCCGGGCCAAGGGATGCTTCGAGGTGGCAGCATGAGCTACGTCTACAGGGGCACCCAGCGTGACGTCACCCCGGAGTCTGCCGCTCCCGCCCCGCGCCCGGCGTCCACGCCCGGCCCGAAGCCGAAGCCCCGCGTGTTCGACCCGTCCAAGTGCGGCACCCACGCCGGCTACCGGCAGCACCGCCGCTACGGCATCGAGGCGTGCGACCGCTGCCTGGCCGCGAACGCCGCATATCACCGGGAATGGACCAAGGCCCGCCGGGTCCCCAAGGCTGCGCGCCCCGTCGGCGTCTACGACCCGGAGTTCTGCGGCACCCACAAGGGCTACAACCGGCACCAGCGCCACAATACCACCCCCTGCACCCCGTGCCGCGCCGGCCACAACGAACACATGCGCGAATACAAAGCCTCACGAAAGGCGGCCGCCTGATGGCGTGGTTCAAGATGGACGACGGCTTCGCCAACTCCAAGCCCGTCCTGCGGATCCCGCGCCGCTACCGGCTGCAGGCCGTCGGATTGTGGGCGCTGGCCGGCACCTGGAGCGCGAAGGAAGAGACCGACGGGTTCATCCCCGAGTATGTCTTGGAAGAACTGTGCGGCACCCCCGGCGTCGCCAACCAACTCGTGCAGGCCGGTCTTTGGGAGATCGTACCGGGATCCTCCAAGGATCCTGTCGGGATCCTGTCGGCAGTCTCCGACGATCCTCAGTTGCCCGGCTGGGTGTACCGGAATTGGAGCAAGTACCAGCCGACGAAGGCGGAACTCGAAGAGAACCGCGAGAAGGAGCGGATCCGCAAGGCGAATTACAGGAAGTCCCAGCGGGACACCTCCGGGACAGGCGCGGGACAGACGGAGGGACACCAGCAGGAGTCCGAACACCCCGACCCGACCCGACCCGACCCGACCCCTAAAGAAGAAGCTAACGCTTCTTCCGGCGAAATCCGGGAAGACGTCGAACGGCTCTGCACGGTCCTGGCTGACCTGATCGAGGGCAACGGATCACTGCGGCCCAAGATCACGAAGACCTGGACCAACGAGGCCCGGCGCATGATCGACCTCGACGGCCGCGAACCATCCAAGGCTGAGAACCTGATCCGCTGGGCTCAGGGCAGCACGTTCTGGCGGAAGAACGTCCTGTCGATGGGCACCTTCCGGGCCAAGTACGACCAGCTCCGGCTCGCCGCGGTGGAGGACTGGGAGAAGAACAAGACCGGCGCCTCGCCGGACGGGGAGATTGACGTCGAGTCTGTCCTCGGCCGTGACGTCTGGTCACCCGGCACGCCGCCGGAGGGCCTGGACATGGCCGGCGAAATTGAGTGGAAGAAGCAGCAGCGGGCCGCGCATAAGGCGGAACGTCTCGAAGAAGCGAAACGGAAATTGGGGAACGCGGCATGAACGACAGGACACCACGGCAGGACGTTGACTCGGAGCGCGCCGTCATCGGCGCGGCGATGCTGAACCAGCGCGTCCTGGAGGACATTCACCTCAAGGGCGAGGACTTCTACCGGCCCCAGCACGAGGAGCTGTGGGACTTGATCCTCACCGAGTCACGCGCCGGCCGCCCGGTAACACCCATGGCACTGGCTCAGAAGCTCATCACAGCGCCTATCGTCGGCCTGGAGCCCACCTACCTGCATGAGTGCGTGACAGCGGCTCCTGTGCGCGCTGAGGCGGCGCACCATGCCGGCATCATCAAGGGCCTGGCCCGGCTCCGGAGCCTCGCCGACGTCGGGGCCAAGCTGCAGCAGATGTCCATGACATCGGCGTGGGACGAAACCGAGCAGGTCCTCGATGACGCCCGGGCCGTGCTGGACGCCACCGCGAACGAGGCGACCGGGATCCGGGTCCGGACCTTCGCCGACGCGCTGGACTCGGCCATCGACCTCTGGTCCTCACCCAAGGGCAAGTCCTACCCGACGGGCTGGTCCGAACTGGACCGGAAGTTCAACGGCGGCTGGCACCCCGGGCAGCTTACGATCATGGGCGCCCGCCCGGCCGTCGGTAAGTCACTGGTGGCCGGCTGTGCCGCGGTCGCCGCCACCGGCTATGGTGTCGGGTTCTTCTCCCTGGAGATGAAGGAGCACGAGGTTATCGGGCGCATGGCCGCGGCGTCCGAAGGAATCGACCTGCACCACCTGAACTCTTTCGAACTGACCGAGACGGACTGGTCCAAGGTTGCCCGACTGCGGGCTAAGTCCGCCGAATGGCCGGTCTACATCGAGGAACTGTCCCGGACCACGATGGCGCAGATCCGCGCCACGGTCCGGACCTGGAAGCGCCGCGGCCCCGTGCCGCTGGTGATCATCGACTATCTGCAGCTCGTCGCCCCGGCCGACACCCGGGAGCAGCGGGAGCGGCAGGTCGCCCGGATCGCGGAAGACTGCAAGCACCTCGCCAAAGAGTTTGATACCCACGTGCTGGCTTTGGCGCAGGTCAACCGCGGATCCACTCAGCGAGCCGACCCGCGCCCCACGATGGCCGACCTGCGGGAATCCGGCGGCATCGAGGCGCACGCGGACAACATCATCCTGCTGCACCGCGACGACGAGATGGAAGGCGAGATCGAGTTCATCATCGAGAAGAACCGGCACGGCGAAACGGGAAAGATCAACCTGGCGTGGCGCCCGCACTTCGCGTCCGTCAACTCGATGGCAGCGGAGCCCGGCGACTTCCGGTATGGCATCGCGTGAGGGTCTGGGAGGTGACGGTCCCGGCGCCGTTCGTGAAGCCGGTCCGGAAGCGGAAGACGGGGAAGGTGTTCCAGCGCTCCCCGTGGCTTAATTCCAACGACCGGGATCACTGGCGGGTCCTCGCCCCGATCCGGGCGGACTGGCGCCGGCTGGCCTCGGAAGCAGCTGCCGCCGCCGGGCTCCCGACCGGCGTGGCCCGGGTGAACATCACCGGGCTCGTCATCAAGGAGCGCGGCGGGACGTATGACGCGATGAACTTCTACCCCACAGCGAAGGCCGTGGTGGACGGCCTGATCGACTATGGGCTGTGTGTGGATGACTCGAACGAGTACGTGCAGGGCCCGTTCCTGGATCCGGGCGGGAAGGGTCCGGCGGCGCTGGTTTTGACGATCAAAGAACTCCCGGACACGCCCGGGAAAACGTCGTAATGTCTAGTAACTCGTGGTAAGTTTAGAAGACAAAGAAGAAGCCCCGCGACTGGTTCAAGACAGTCCGGGGCGATGACCGGGAAGGAACCCCGATGAGCACAACACTAGCAACCACCGCACCCATTCTTTCGCCGGAGCTGGAAGCCGCGGTCCTGCAGCGCCAGCTCCGCATCGCCAAAGTAGCGAGTGAACGCGCCGACGCCGACCTCGCCCAAGCCTCCACCGAAGCCGCGCAGGCCCGCGCCCGGTACGAATCCATCCAGGCCGAGATCCGCGACCACCTCGGGACCGCGGCATGAGCATGAACCGCCAGACCATCGAGGAAACCATCAAGCAGGCCCGGGAACTCATCGTCGCCGGTCAGGCCGCCCTTGAACGCCTCGACTCCGAAAACGACGAACGCCAGACCTACTACGCCGAACGCCACGCCGCCGGGATTGACGAGCCGACCCCGCCGCAAGGACCCCAGCCGCACGACCACTCCTACGGCTCCAAGGAAACCGGGAACCTCCGCCGGAAGTCGATGGATCTCACCCGCAAGCTTGCCGAACTGAGGAAGTATTCATGAGCGACTACACCGAGCACCTGATCAGTCATGCCGGCGGCGACACGGACCCGTACAACGACCCGGAAGGCCGGGCACTCGTTGCCGCCATCCACGAACGCAAACACCGGGCAAACCGCCCACCAGGAAGGAACGCGATGAGCGAGAACACCGTAAATATCCCCGTCCCGACAATCGCCCCGATGGGAGTCGAAGTCACGCCGGGTATCGTCCGCGAAGTATGGGACACATTTGTCAAGCCCGATCAGGACGCTGGCAACCTCCAGTCGGGTGAGATGCGCGCCCTTATGGCGATTCTGCGGGCCGTCTACGAAGGTCTGGGAGGGAAATGACCACCACTGACCAGCTCGCCGCCATCGAAGCACGCGCCAATGACCCGTTCGGCACCATGAAGGCCGGGATCGGTCAGGTGGACGCGGACCGTGACGACCTCCTCGCCATGCTGCGGGAACAGGGGGCCGTGATTGAACGGGTGAAGGAACTGGCTGACACTTTCGATGGGCGTGGGAGCCATGCCAGCTATCACGGAACGGAAGCCGAGATGGAGACATGGCTATCCGCCGCCAACCACCTCCGTGCCGCGCTCACCCCAAGGCTGCTGGCGCCGGCTCGCCCACACAGAGAAGAGCATCGGATGAGCGGGATGGCGGAAGTGCTCGCGGCGCACTGGTCCCGGTCAACCCATGCCGACAGCGAGCCAGCCGTTGACAAGTGTGACGGGTGCGGAGCGGTGATCTACACGTGTGGCAACGATCCCACTCCGGGCGGCATCGAACCGCTCGCCGCCCACCAAGCCGCGATGCTGTCCGCTGCGGGGTTCGGGGACGTGGCGGAAGCCAAAGCCCAGGCACTCGAAGAAGCGGCGGACGACTACCGCCACTACGAGACGCCGAACGCTCGCCTCTACCTCCGCGCCCGTGCTGCTGCTGTACGGGGTGAAGCATGAGCGAGTGGCTGGTTGGCCTGCTCTACCTCCTCGGAGTCCTGCACGCCGTACCCGCTTGGTACTTCGGGAAGGCTGCCGGGATCCAACACGCACAACGCAGCAGGATGAAGCAGCCATGAGCGAGGACGAACGTGAGGCTCAGGCCCGGGCGCAGGAAGCCGACCGGATCGGCCCCGACCAGGAACGCGCCGACACCTACGAGAGAGGGGAACGCGGATGAACCTGAATATGAGTGACGAGGCAGTGAAGATGGCATCCGTTGGCATCCTGAAGGAACGCCACCGCGAGCAGGAGTCCAAGGGCAACCGGGAGCAGGTGTACGCGATCTACGCCAACGCCACCCCGACGCCGGAGGACGCGCACCCCGCCGTGAAGATAGTCGAGGCGGTCATCAAGGAGCACGTCATTGCAACGGCGATCTTCCACAAGAACGAGGCGGCGCGATTCATGGCCGCCCTCGCCAAGGCTGAGGCGCTGGATGCCTGAGTGTGAGGCTGAGCGCCGGATCAAGATGGCCCTGCATCAGATGGAACTCGACTGGGGGTCCGGCCGGTTCGACTACGCCGGACTCCGGGGGATCCTGAACGGGCCGCCGTGCGACTGCGCGACACGCCCAAATGTCGGGAACATCTCGTAACCCACGGTAAGATGTGTTACATGACATGCGGAACTTGTGGCGGGGGAACGAGTGAAGGAATCCATCTGTGCCCGGGGTGCCGGGACCGGCTCCTGGAAGACCTGCGCGAGGTCGAGTCCATGGTCGAAGCACTCTGGGCCTCGGCCGCCCGCCTCGACGTCGGGTCGGGCAGTGTCGGGACCTCCGGGCACTCCATGGCACCGGACCCCACCAACTCGAGGGCATACGACGCCGGCCGGACCCTGAATGTCATCCTCACCGGCTGGGCGAACGCCCTCGGATACCGGGAGCCGCACGCCGTCAGGGCTGCGAACGTGCTGGTCGCACAGATCCGCGAGGTACGGGCGCAGGACTGGGCGCCGGACCTGCTCCAAGAGCTTCACGACGCGCTCGGCGACTGCCGGAAGGCGATGGACCGCACGGCCCCGAAGGTGTTCGCCGGGATCTGCCCCGGGCCGGAAGATATGCCGGACTGCAACACTCCGGTCTACACGCCGACCGGCGAGACGGCCGCACGCTGCGTTACCTGCGGGACCGTGTGGGACGCGACCGAATGGCGGGAGCGCGCCGTAACCGCGGCCGGGTACGCAACCGGGACCGCGGCGGAGATATCCCGCATCCTCTCCGACCCCGTCCGGAACCTCGCCCTCCCCCAGGGCACCATCCGGGTATGGGCCAGTCGGGACAAGCTCACCGCTGTCGGGGTATCCCGCACCGGCCAGCCGACCTACCTGATCAGCGACGTCCGGGCAGTCTGGGAAGCCCGCCTCGACGTCCTCGCCGAACGCCGCGAACGACGAATGGAGAACGCAGCATGAGTGTTGTCACGACCCGAACAAAGACCACCACCCGGCACGAGTACATCATCCCCCAGCCAGCCGCGTACGGCGACGTCCGTGAGGCGATGCAATTCGCGCTCCGGGATAAGGACGCTGCGGGGCTGACGACGAACTACGACGACTCGCTCACGGTCACGCACGACGATGAGAACATCATCGTCTACTGGGAAGTGACGAAGTAATTTCGGAACACGCCCCAAGAATGCTAGACAATGTTCGCAACACCCTGTAACGTGTGTATTGGTTATGTTGCGAGAAGTGGCTCAAGAGGCCCCCGCACATCACCCACACGAACACGAAGGCCCGCCGGCCCCCATACGGCGGGCCTTCCGCGTTCCGGGAAGCGCCCGTTATAGCGCTGTTCGGGAGTAGAAGCGGCAAGGTGCCAGCGCTGACTGTAAATCAGTGCACGGCTGGTTCGATTCCAGCTGCTCCCACGCAAGGCGATATGGGCGACTGGCTAGCCGGGTGTCTGCAAAACATCCTAGGCCGGTTCGATTCCGGCTATCGCTTCACATGGAAGATATGCGAATGGCAAGCAGGCCGGTTTGAACCCGGCCGCCCGAAAGGGTTGGGAGTTCGAGTCTCCTGTCTTCCGCTTGGTAACCAGCGTCTTAGCTGCGGTATGACCGTCCTGCCAGTGACGGGCCAAAAAACTGGCGCACGGGTCTCTAGTCCAACGGCAGAGACGGCGGCTTCAAAACCTGCACAGTCCCGGTTCGAATCCGGGGGGACCCACTGGCGAACGCATCCCGGCCAAGTGACGCACCGACGTACATAGCGGGTTCGCAAGTAGCCTTCACCTTCACGAGAGCGGGGACATCGTGGCAGTCTGCAAATATGCACAGGTAGTCGCGACATTCCCGGGCATCGACCTGGCTGCCCCGTCACGGCAACATGCCGAAGACCTGGGCTACCTCGTCGGCGATCGGACCATCCGCCGGCACCGCGCAGAACAATGCGTCTGCTACGCGGTGGAGGTATCCGTCGCGGGCGAGTCCGAGACTCACGACGCCGCCGGGGACCACTACACCCGGTTCTCCGAAACCCCGTGGGGCTACGAGGACTACCGGGCGTTCATCGCGTCCAAGGGCCAGGACCCGGACAAGGTCACGTTCACGTGGGGCTGGACGTCAGCCCCGAACGGCGGGTGCTGGAATAAGCTAAACAACGTCCGGCCTATTGCTGGCTTGGATAACAACCCCGAACAAGTGGACCTCCCCGCCCTGTACGCGGCGGCCCGGCACGCCACCCCGAAGCCGGCGCCCGCAACGTTCATGCGGGCAACGGTCATCGTGTGGGCGGACCCGCAGATCGGCAAGACCGGCTCCCGCGGGGGTACGGCAGAGCTGATCGAACGCTCCACCATCATCCGGCAAAAGCTCAACGCCCTGCTGGGGGAACGTCCCCCGGCCCGCATCCTCCTCGCCGACGCAGGCGACGGGATCGAAGGCTTCGAGTCCGGCGGCAACCCGATGTTCACCAACGACCTGTCCCTCTCCGGGCAGCTCGACACGTACGGGACCGAACTGTTCGAGTATGTGAACCTCGCCCACGGGCACGCCCCCGTCACCGTCGCTGGGATCCCGTCCAATCATGCGGCGTGGCGCAACGGGAAGCAGAACCTCGGCCGCCCGTCCGATGACCTCGGCCTGTTCATGCACCGGCAAGTGCAGAAGGTAACGGACGCCTCCGGCATGGACGTCACTTGGACCCGCCCGGCAGAGTACGACGAATCCGTCGCCGTCGACTTCTACGGCACGAAGGTAGGCATAGTCCACGGGAACCAGTTCGGGCCCGGTCAAGCCGTCACCTGGTGGACGAAGCAAGCGTTCGGCGCCCAAGCCGCCGCGCAGGCCGACATCCTCGTCCACGGCCACTATCACGCCTTCAGTGCATCCGTCGCGGGACGCAACCCGGTCACGGGCCGGCAGCGCTACTGCCTCGGCGCGCCCACGCTCGACAACGGCTCCGACTGGTTCCGCCAGGTAGCCGGCAAAGACTCCGACCCCGGCCTCATGGTCTTCGACATCACCGAGAACGGGTTCGACCTCTCATCCCTGACCATCCTCACCGCATAACGGCTGAGACTCAACAATCAACCAGAAGGCGGTGAGCGCGTTGTGCCTGCCAGCAAGTACACGGAAGCACAACGCGCCGAAGCCCTAGCGCTCTACGAGACCGACGGACCGTCCGCGGTCACCGCCCGGTTCGGGATCCCCAAACAGACCGTCCAGCATTGGGCTAAGGCGGAAGGCGTTCGGACGGTCCGAACCGCTAAAACCAATGCGGCGTCCGAAGCGAAACAGGCCGACGACAAAGCGCTCCGGGCAATGCTCGCCTCCGACGGGCTCAACGTCGCACGGATGGCAACGGACCTGATCAAGGAACGCCTCCTCACCGAGGCGCACGAGATCCCCGTCAAGGACCTGGCGACCATCTACGGGATATTCGTCGACAAGCACGCAGTGATCACCAAGCTCGACGTCGGGCACCAGGACCATTCAGCCGTTGACAAGTGGCTGGACTTTATCACCGGGGGTTCTAGTGGAGATGAGGCCCCTCGAGGGGAAGTCACTCCTCGCCCTGAACAACCCGTCGACGTCGATCCAGGCCTATGAGGGAAGCGTCCGGTCAGGGAAGACCATCACGTCCCTGATCGACTGGGCCCGGTTCATCCGGACCGGCCCCGAAGGCCCCCTTGCCATGTGCGGGCGGACCGAACGGACCGTGATCAACAACCTCATCCTTCCGCTGCAGTCGATGCTCGGCAGGGAACGGGTGAAGGTTAACTACGGTTCGGGGACGGCGTTCATTTGCGGCCGTGAGATCAACATCTACGGCGCGAACAACGAGCAGGCGCAGACGAAGATCCAGGGCGCGACCCTGGTGGGCGCTTACGCGGATGAGGCCGCTACATTGCCGGAGTCGTTTTTCTCCATGCTGTACTCGCGGTTGTCCGTTGAGGGCGCGAAGATGTGGCTGACCTCCAACCCTGCGGGCCCGGCGCACTGGCTGAAAACGAACTGGCTGGACCATGCCGAACTGTGGATCGACGGTCAAGGCCGCTTCCACCGCCAGTCGGGTGAGGGCACGAAGGAACTCCACCGTTACACGTTCATCCTCGACGACAACAAGAGCCTGCCGGCCGCGTATGTGGCGCGGACGAAGAAGTCCTATTCTGGCCTGTTCTACCGCCGCTACATCAATGCCGAATGGGTGGCCGCTGACGGGGCCGTGTTCGACTGCTGGGATGTCGACAAGCACGTCGTGAACCATGACGCCCTGCCTGCCATGCGGGCTGTACTGGGTGTCGGCGTCGACTACGGCACGACGAACGCGACCTCGGCCGTCCTGTTGGGCCTCGGCGTCGACGGGATCCTGTACGCGATCGACGAATGGCGCTACGACTCCCGGCAGGCAAGCGTCCGGCTCACCGACGGGCAGCTCTCCGCGGCCCTGAAGGACTGGCTCGCCGCCCGCGCCTCCGAAGGGCACCGGCCCGAATGGGTCATCGTCGACCCGGCCGCCGCCTCGTTCAAAGTCCAGCTTGACCAGGACCGCATCCAGAACGTCATCAACGGCGAGAACGATGTCCTCTACGGCATCCGGACTGTGTCGTCCCTGCTGAACGCGGGGAAGCTGCGGATCTCCGAGCGCTGCACGGGCCTGATCAACGAAATGCCCGGCTACTCCTGGGACACGAAGGCGACGGAGAAGGGCGAGGACAAGCCCCTGAAGGTCGCTGACCACTCGATCGACGCATTCCGGTACGCGGTGACGACGACGGAAACGAACTGGCGCCCCTACGTGGACCTCGCCGCCTAACCCCGTGGAGAACAACATGATCATCCCCAGAGAGCCCGCTCCGATCACGGTGTCCGCAGGTTCGCCCGTATCGATGGGTGAAGGCCTGAACCCAGAACGTCTCCGCGTGTCCAGTGAGGACAAGCTCCGGCTGATCCGCGACACAGTCGAAGCCCAGACGCCATTCGGGACCGAGTTGGCGAACTTCCAGCGCCGCCTCCGTATCGTCCTCGACCTGTAACCCACCCCAAGCATTAGGAGGCCATGATGGCACTGCCCGAAAACGGCACAGCATGGCCGCCGGTCGAACTCGCCGCGATCCTGCCCAAGTACCGCGAGTTTGCCAGCTGGTACGCCAACGACGTCGAAACCCTCACGGACATCTACACCCGGGCGACCGGGCGCAAGGGTGTCCTGTCCCGCCTCCGGACCTGGTTCCTGGGGGCGAAGACGAACGGCGCCGTTGAGACGAACTCCATCCACGTCCCGCTCGGTCAGGAGATCTGCCGGACCGCCGCGAACCTGCTCTACTCCGAACCTCCGAAGGCGACGGTCATCCCGCCGACCGAGGGCACGGACGTGACGCGGGCGCAGGAGCGGCTGGACACCATCGCGGGCCCGGGCTTCGAACAGCTGTCCATCAGTGCGGCCGAGATCTCCGCGGCACTGGGCGGGGTGTTCAAACGCATCACCTGGGACGCCACGGTCAAGGATCACGTGTTCATCACGAAGGTCGACGCGGACGCCGCGCACCCGGAGTTCACCGCCGGGCAGCTCACCGCCGTGACGTTCTGGCAGGTTGTGGGCCGGACCAACTCCACGGTCTGGCGCCTGCTGGAACGGCACGAACTCGACGCGGCCGGTGTTGGCGTGATCGTGTACGGGCTCTACATGGGCACCGACGAAAACCTCGGCACCGCGCAGGCCTTCGACGCTCACAAGGCCACGGAATGGCTCATGCGCCCCGACGTGCTGTCCGAACTCATCGACGGGAACACGCTCTCCACCCTCACCCCCGGGCTCGGCGCCGTGTACGCGCCGAACATCCTGCCCTCCTCCATGTGGCGCAACGACCCGCTCGGCTGCAACCTGGGCCGGAGCGACCTTGAAGGCATTGAGCAGATGCTCGACGCCCTCGACGAGCTCTACAGTGCATGGTTGAAGGACATCCGGCTCGGCAAGGGCCGCCTGATCGTGGGCGAGTCCATGCTCCGGGACCTTGGCGCCGGCCTCGGTGCCGGGTTCGACCTGGACGAGACCATCTTCACCCCGGTCAAGGCCGCACCGTCCTCGGCAGGGTCCGAGAAGATGGCGATCGAAGCCGTGCAGTTCAGCATCCGCACGGACGACTTCCTGAAGGCCATCGACCACTTCCGCCGCATCATCCTCGCCGCCGCCGGCTACAGCCCTTCCACGTTCGGGCTCACCGACGACGGGGCCGCCATGACGGCCACGGAGGTCGCGGCACGGCAGCAACTGTCCTTCACCACCCGCAAACGCAAGGTGTTGGGCGTGAAGCCTGCCGACGAGGCGATCCTGTCCAAGGCCCTCGCCGTGGACGCGGTCATCTTCCCTGCCGGGGGTGCGCAGCCGTTCCGGGTGGAGTGCGAGTTCCCCGACGGCGTGTCCGATGACCCCAAGGCGATCGCGGAAACCAACCAGCTGGACTACAACTCCCAGTCATCCTCCATCGAGGAGCGGGTCCGGAAGCGCAACCCGGATTGGGACGACGCCAAGGTCCAGGAGGAAGTCACCCGGATCAAGGACGAGTTCGGCCTCGCCCCGCTGACCGACCCCGCCAACCTCGGGATCGACGGGGCCGGAATTATACCCCAGCAGGCCCCAACCTTCACCGGATAGGATGCGACCATGGCGAACATGCTCCGGAATAAACGCCACTTCTGCCAATGCTGCGGCACTGTCGAGTTCACGGCGG